AAATTAAAAGAAGTTGACGAATTAGAAGCAGAACAAGAATCAATAAGACTACAAGCAATAGTTGATAATGCAAACGCAGGTACCCAAGCTAAAATAGATGCACAAATCGCTTTAGATCAATTTGAACAACAGGCGGGTCAGCAAAGTGTAACAAGGGATAAAGAAATTTCTGATGCAAAAATAAAAATTGCAGACGCAGAAGAAAAAGCTAAAAGGGATGCCTTAATGGGGTACGCAAGTGCTTTAAGCGATATATCAAGTGTTATCGGTACGGAAACCGAAGCAGGAAAGGCTATTGCAGTAGCATCGTCTTTAGTAAATACTTATGCAGCTATTACAGGACAACTTAGTGCTTTTTCAGGAATACCCGTTCCAGGTTATGCTATTGCACAAGCTATTGCTACGGGAGTTGTTGGTTTAGCAAATGTTAAAAAAATATTGTCAGTTATCGTCCCAAATTCAACCGGCGGTGGTGGATCACAACCTGCATCGTTGCCAACTGCTCCTGCGGTACAATCATTACCACCTGCATTTAATGTAGTAGGGTCAAGTGGAACAAATCAATTAGCGGATGCAATAGGTGGTCAAACGCAACAACCAGTTCAGGCTTATGTAGTTTCTAGTGAGGTAACAACTGCACAAGAACTAGACAGAAATATTATTGATGATGCTTCAATAGGTTAAAAAAGCAAAATTTAAAATTTAATACGTTATAACATTATGAGAATAGTTGAATTAATATTAGACGAGGAACAAGAAGAAAGCGGTATTGAAGCAATTTCAATCGTAGAAAGTCCTGCTATTGAATCTGACTTTGTAGCCTTAAAAGGTGAGGAAGTTAAGTTAGCAGAAATAGACAAAGAAAAAAGAATTTTGTTAGGTGCTTTATTAATACCTAATAAACCAATTTATAGAAAAGGAGAACAAGGGGATTATTACATATTTTTTTCTAAAGATACTATTTCTAAAGCATCACAAATGTATTTAAGAAATGGCAGACAAAATAATTCTACCCTAGAACACTCTAAAGACTTAAAAGGTTTGACCTTAGTAGAAAGTTGGATAGTTGAAGATGAGGTACAAGACAAGTCTAGAAAGTACGGATTGAATGTGCCTGTTGGAACTTGGATGGGAGCAGTAAAAGTTAATAATGAAGAAGTTTGGAATGAATATGTTAGAACAAATAAAGTTAAGGGTTTTTCTATTGAGGGTTATTTTGCAGACAAAATGGAAGCACCTAAAGAAAAGGTTAAAGAAGATATGTCAAGTGAAAGTGATAAACAGACCTTACTGAAAATAATTGAAATCTTAAATAATGAATAGAAACAGACCAAAAAACAAAGGCATTTACATAGGCAGTAGAACAAGCCCTAAGGGAAGTTCACGTGCTTGTTTATGTTGGGATACCAATACATATTCAAGAAGTTGTTGTGATGGGTCTATTGGTGCACAAGGTATAGGAAATATTACAGGATCAAACTGAAAATGCAAAATTTAAATTAATAATCGTTATATAAATAATATGAAATCAACCGAAATGTTAAATCAAATTAAAACACTTCTAAATATTGAAGTTAAACTTGAAGAAACCAAGTTAGAGAATGGCACAATAGTAAGTGCAGAATCATTTGAGAAAGGAAAAGAAATCTTTATAGTAACAGATGATGAAAAGGTAGCAATGCCAGTCGGAGAATATTTACTTGAAGATGGAAGATTAGTTGTAGTTGAAGAAGAAGGAACTATTGCAGATGTTAGGGAAGTATCTGACGAAGTACCTGCAAAAGAAGAAGCATCAGAAGGAGAAGAAATTACTGAAGATTTAGCTGAAGAAGAAGAAAAAAAAGAAGAAGAAATGGCAGATGTTGCAGATTGGGAGGGGATGGAAAAAAGAATCCAAAACCTAGAAGATGCGATTGCAGATTTAAAGGCTGACAAGGAAAGCAAAATGCAAGAAGAAGAAATGTCAAATGAAGTACAAGCACCTTTAAAATCAAGAACTGTAAAAGAAGAATTTTCAGAAGAAATTCCTGAAGAAGTTAAAACTGAATTATCAGAGCCTGCTTCAAAGCCAATTAAACACAATCCTGAATCTGAAAGTAAACAAATTAAAAAAGTAGAATTTGCTAAAGGTAAATTTACATCAACATTAGATAGAGTATTAAATAAATTAAATAAATAAAATACAATGAGTAATTTAAAAAACGTAGAATTAGCTACTACAACAAACATCACTACTACTTATGCAGGACAATTTGCAGGAGAGTACATTGCTGCAGCTTTATTGAGTGCATCAACTATTGACGATGGAGGAATCACAGTAAAATCAAACATTGCTTTTAAAGAAGTAATCAAGAAATTAGCAACAGATGCAATCGTAACTGCTGCAGGATGTGATTTTAACCCAACATCAACTGTAACATTAACTGAAAGAATTTTACAACCAACTGAATTACAAGTAAATTTACAACTTTGTAAGTATGACTTCGTAAACGATTGGGAATCTCAGCAAATGGGATATGGTTTAGGTCAGTCTTTACCTCCAAAATTTGCAGACTTTATGATTGCTCACGTTGCTTCAGAAGTTGCTCAAAATACTGAATTTAATATTTGGCAAGGAGATACTGCTGCTGCATCTAAAAATTCATTTGATGGATTTGAAAAATTAATCGCTGCTGCTGTAACTGCTGGAGATGTACCTGCAGGTCAGGCTTTAACATCTGTTGCATTAACTGCTGCTAACATCGTAGAGAAATTATCTGACGTTGTTGAAGCTATTCCTGCTGCATTATATGGAAAAGAAGATTTATTCTTATACATTTCATCTAAGGCTGCAAAACTTTATGTTCAAGCATTAGGCGGATTTGGTGCTAACGGACTTGGAGCAAATGGTGTACAGAATATGGGTACTCAATGGTGGAACAATGGGTCTTTAACTGTAAACGGAGTTAAGATATTTGTATCACCTGGATTATCTGATGACAAAATGTATGCTGCACAGAAAAGCAACCTATACTTTGGTACAGGATTACTAAACTCAACTCAAGAAGTTAAGGTTTTAGATATGGCAGATTTGGATGCATCTAACAATGTTAGAATGGTAATGCGTTTTACTTCAGGGGTACAATTCGGAATCGCTTCTGATATCGTATCTTACGCATAATTAATTAATTAACCAATAAAATAGGGTAGGTAGAATTTATCTACTTACCCTTTTTTTTTAAAATCATAAAAAACAATGGCTTGTACGTTAACGACAGGGAGAAAAATACCTTGTAAAAGTGCCTTTGGAGGCATAAAGAAAGTATTATTTGCAGACTATGGAACAATAGCTTCGATAGCAGTAGATAGCACAACTAAGGAAGCAACTATCACAGATGGTAGCCCTGCACCAAGTTGGTTTGAATATGATGTAAAAGGAAATTCTAGTTTAGAAACTACTGTAACAAGTAGTAGAGAAAATGGAACTACTTTTTATACTCAGACTTTAAACCTAACTTTAACATATTTAGATGCTAAGACTCAGGCAGAATTGCAAACACTTGCAGTTTCTAGACCTTATATCGTAGTTGTAGACTATTACGGAAACAACTTCCTATGTGGATTTGAAAATGGAATGGAATGCACAGGCGGAACTGTAGTCACAGGAGCGGCTGCGGGAGATTTAAGCGGCTTTACTTTAAGTTTTGAGGGCTTAGAAGAAACTGCACCTTATTTCTTAGATGCAGCAGTAAGTGCTGATGCAACACAAATTGACCCAACTGCATAATTATATTATTTAGTTAAAATTAGAGCATCCTTAACAGGGTGCTTTTTTTTTGCTTTAATCATTTTACAAATAACTTATTTTTTTACGTTATATTAATAATGATTATACTAACAACATCAGCAACTGCTCAATCTCTATCAGTTATACCAAGAAGTTATGAATCAACTTTTACTTTATCAGTAAGGGATGATAGCACAAATGTAGAAAAAACTTATAGTATTACTAATGCAGTAAATTCAGGCAATTACTTAAATTTTAATAATATCTTTGATCCTATATTAGTTGAGAATCATTTTTACGATTTAAAACTTATTAGCAACGGAGAAGTTATTTATAAAGATAGAATTTTCTGCACAGACCAAGATATTGACCAATCAAATAATGATTACTATAATTTAAATTCAAATGAATATTTAGATTATAATGGTTATGATAATACTTATTTAGTAATATGAAAACAAGATTAAGAAATAATAAAGGGCAGTTTATAAAAAAATCAAAAACATCAGAGTTTGGTTTTGTGAATTTAAGCACTTATACAAGCCCTATAATTAAAGAAGTATCAGGTAAAGACTATATTGAATATGGTGCTGATAATAATTACTTTCAGTATTTAATTGATAGATATAATGGTAGTCCAACGAATAATGCCGCTATAAATGGAATCAGTCAAGCTATTTACGGAAAAGGATTAAATGCTACTAATTCAAATCAAAAGCCAAATGAGTATGCTCAAATGGTTTCATTATTTAAAAAAGATGTAGTTAGAAAATTATGCTATGATCTTAAATTGATGGGACAATGTGCAGTTCAAATTATTTATTCTAAGGATAGAAAAACTATTGCACAATTAGAACACTTACCTATCGAAACTTTAAGGGCAGAAAAATGTAATGAAGATGGTGATGTTCCTGCTTATTATTATTTTAAAGATTGGGCAAACATAAAAAGAAATGATGTTCCTTTGAGAATACCTGCATTTGGTATGTCAAATGAAAATATTGAGATATTATACATACAACCTTACAAAGCAGGATTTTATTACTATTCACCTGTGGATTATCAAGGTGGATTACAATACGCAGAATTGGAGGAAGAAGTAAGTAATTATCACTTGAACAATATCCTTAACGGACTCAGCCCTAGTATGTTAATCAACTTTAACAACGGAACACCAAACCAACAGGAAAGACAATTAATAGAAAATAAGATTGCTGAAAAGTTTTCAGGATCTAG